CCGGTCAGGGTGCAAGCGATCACCCCGAGGAGGTGCTCGCACCGTTCCTCGGTGGTCATCTCAAGCCGTGCCAGGGCGACGGGCATCATCATGCGTTGCTCCGGGCTGGCGATTCTCCACAGCCGGCGGGTGCCGGCTCCGTAGGGCGTGGCCGGTTGACCTCCTCGAGGAGGCGCCCAGCCACGTCCGCACGAACCGTGCCGAGGTCGGCATTCGACACCACGAACGGCGATCCGTCCGGGCAGGAGATGCAGGATCCCCACCAGTACGGATCGACCTGGGACCGCGTGTAGTCCGCCAGCGTCGGCTCGCGGAACACGACCGGGCCGACGCCGTCGATCTCGACGGTGCGCTGGCGAGCCGCGATCTTCGTGAGGTCGAACGGCATCAGGCTTCTTCCAGGGTGAGGGACCACATGCCCGGGCCGGTGCCGTCATCGGAACGGGACGCCGAGGTGAGGTGCCCGGTGATAGTGTAGGCAATCGAGCCCTGGTCGGTGAACGACAATGCAACGCTGCAACCGACAGCTTCGGCCAGCGTGGTCGGGAACATATGCAGCCTCAATGCGTCATCCGAGCTGCTGTTCTGCGCCATCATGTCGAACGTCGCCGTGCGGCGGACGCGCCCGGGCGCACGCTTCTCGCGGAAGTCAGAGAGCTGCGTGGTGTCGATGCTCGACCGCTCGAAGTTGATCGCGATGTTTCGGACGGGGAACGTGACCGCCGAACTGCTCTGGAAATTAAGCGTGACTGCGCCGCCGTAGCCTGCGATGAGTGCCATATCAATCCTCCTGGACGAGCAGCGTCATGCTGATCGTGCCGATTCGTTCTGCATCCTGCTGGCCGTCATCGGGAGTTTCGGCGGTGAACGCCACCGCAAACGATCCCATGACGAGCGAGCAGTCGTAAGTCGTGTTGTTGACGGGTCCGGACTGCCATTCAGCACGGACGGAATCCACCATCTGTGCCACTGCTTCGACCGTGTCCGCAACGCAAGCGATCTCTAGCTCCACGGTCCAATGCTGCAAGCCGGCTGGACCGGACATCCGCATATCGCAGGTGGCGCTGTTGATCTCGTAAACGATGCACGGCGTTGCGGTCCCGGCATTTCTCATACCGACCGACACCGGGTAACCGGCGCCGTCGAGCGTGGCCTTTACTGCTCGGCAGATGTTCTCAAGAGACATTGCGACCTCCAAGGACCTCTTTTGCCTCGGCAAGTACCGATGCCGAAATGTCGTTCATAATGGCCTGAAAATTTGCGGCAATGAATCGAGTAGACCGTTTTGATCCGGCAATCATGCGACCGGATCCAGCAGCCTTCGACCGTTCGATTGTCTCGCGCTTTTGACCTTGGTAGGTCGCGACATCTGCCCACTGCTCACGAGCAGCTGCGTACATCTCTTTCATGGCTTTGGACCGAGCGCGCTTGGCCTCAAACTTGCCACCCTTGATCGTGGCGAAGATTTCCTTGCGCTTGGCCTGGATCCACGATCGACGCTCACGGACCGCTTCCCGAAGATTTGTCGGCGCGTTCGAGTACACGTTGGATGAACCATGCGAACGGAACCCGTGCTCCAGCAAGTGCCAAATACGCTGCCGTCCCTTGGCACCCTTTCCGCCCTTGGCTCCGTACACGACGCCGACCTCGGCAATGATCGGGCTACCAGGTGTCTTGCCATTGCGTCGTACGTCAACCTTGGTTGCCTTGGCAATGGCCTTTCGATGCGGTGACTTGCCGCGATACATGGCCGAAAGCCAAAGAGCTTGCAGCTTGTTCCTGACCGTACCGAGCGCCTTTCGAGCGCCCTTCTTGCGGACACGCTCGCCAAGAGAAACCGACAGCAAGCCAAGAGTCCTCCGCACTTCCTTGTCGTCGACGTAGACCTTGACGTTGGTGGTTGTATTCACGGCAGCACCTCCGTGGCTTCGATCTCCAGGCGCCGACGGCGCTGGTCGCGGTCCCAGCACGCCCGCACGTTGAAGGTGCGCTGCGTGCCGTGGTCGTTGAACAGCAATCGGCTACGGGTGTTTACGGACGGATGGAAGCTCGCGAGGATCCGCCAATCCGTGCGGACTTCCGGGCCTCGGTCACCTATCGTTTCGTTGGTGGATGCGACCTCAATATGGCAATGCAGGACCGCGACATTCACCCAGGACTCCGACGCCTGGCCGAAGTCATCGACCGTGCGGACGGGGTTCTGCGCCGTCATGGCGAGGCGCAACATTCCGGATGGAACGTGTCCAGGCATCAGCCAATGCCCTTCCCCATCATGCCGCACACGCGATCCCAGTAGTCGCTCGGGAGCGCCACCGTGTCATCGCCGCGGCTTGCCACGTGCTGCGTCACGCGCTGGAGAAGCGCCATCTCAAGCAGCGGGTTGAGCGTGTTCGTGCCAGCGGTCACCGTCAGAACTACCGGGTAGGCAAGAGCGTCGAGAACCTTGGCGTACTGGATCCCGTTGATTGTGACAAGCGTTGCTGACCCGCTGGTGGCATCATCGTCAACAAAGGTCACCGCCGTAGCCGGCTGGCGCTCTAGGCGCACCAACAGCTGGTCGTTCGTCGGCTCCGACGCCACGTACTGCGTCCGGGTGACCGGATCGACGCACCAGCCCGTGCGCTCTTCCAACTCGCGCTTCGCAGCTTCCCACGCAATTTGGATGGCCGGATCGTCCTCGTTGGAGGAGAGCCGTGCCCAATTGCGGAACTTGGAGATATCAATCGCCACGGACTACCTCGCAGCCAGGTGGCGCCCCCGAAGGAGCGCCACCTGTGCCGATGAGAGGATGAGGATCAGGCGTTCGTGACCTGGAGCTGCACCAGCGACTTGACGCGGGTGAAGTCGCTGTTGGCGAACATCATGCCCTGGAAGATCACGCGGGCCGAGGACATCGCCGTGATCTCGTCGCGGATCATCCCAATCCCGGACCACTCTCGAATCGAGAAGCCGTCAGAAATGGTGCCGAGCACGGCCAGGCAGTTCTTTCCGCCCGAGCTGCCAGCGGTGCTGATGTGCGCCGGGAGGTACTCGGTCACGTAGACCGGGAGACCCATCAGGGTGAAGCCAGCGCCAGCCTGGCCGACAGCGTCCGCGCTCGGGATGAAGAGCGGCACGTTGTTAACCGTCAGCGTCGCGATGGTTGCGTACACGTCCTGCGGGATGATCCACGCCGAGGAGCCCCAGTACGCAGCCGGGAGCTTCTCGTAGCGCATCTCGCGCAGCTTGGCGAGCGTCGCACCAGCAGTGATTGCGAGCGCACGCGTCGTGCCCGTCGAGGTCGCGGTCGTGATGTTCACGTTGGCGTTCACCGTGAAGATGCCCTTCGGCGCGTTGGTGCCGGTGCCGCCGATGTAGCCCCACTCGGTGTTCTTCGACATCTGGCGCTGGAGGTTGTCCATCACCTCCGCCTCCACGTCGAAGTTCGCCTGGCGCATGAGCTGCTGCGAGACCTGCGTGTAGGGCAGGCACGGGACCGGAGCCAGCGGCACCTCGGCGAAGCCGGGGTCGATGCTGGTGCGGGCGGTCGTGCCGGTGTCCGGCTGGGTCCAAGCCGAGGTGTAGTCGGCGGTGGCCAGGGTGTTGTAGCGCAGGGTCGCGTAGCCCTGGACGCCGGTGCGGAGGTCCGCCAGGTTGCGGATGACGCTCTGCGCCATCATGTACTTCAGGATCCCGTCCTCGTACAGCTTGGGGATGAGGATGTTGGAGTTCGCGCTGGTGATGAGCTCGCGCTGCTCGGGCGCACGGCCACCCTTCAGCCAGCCGAGGAACTGCTCGCGGTACTCGCCGCTGGAGCGCCACTCCTCGGTCTGCTCGCGCTTCTCGGCGACGACCTTCTGCGTGATCGCGTGGGACGCGAAACGCTCGCGAAGCGCCGCAGCGCTGCGCTTCTCGTTGAGCTCCTTGAGCTCGTTGAGCAGCTCGTCGGCGCGGGCCTCGGCCTCGGCGCTGATCTGGTCAGAGGCGAGAATGGAATTGACTTCGGTCTCGATGGCCTTGCGGCGCTCAATGATTTCCTGCTGCTTCACGTGAGGGTCCTCAATCGCAGACGCAACCGAGCAAGGCTCGGCGAATGAGTGCGAGCCTCGGCGCTGGTCTGCGGATAAGCGCCGTTTTCGACAATGGAAACCTCGCGGAGATCCACCTCCGTGAGGGTGCGCTCCGAGCCCATCCAGGCGTCGGAGCGGACGAAGAAACCGAACGACATCTCCGAGAGCACGCCAGCCTCGACCAGGGCGCGGACGTCCTTGGCCTTCTGCGTGTCCGGGAGATCGACCTCGAATGCGAGGCCCTTGGAGTCGGAGCGGAGCTGTAGCAGCCCGCTCTTGGTGTTGGCGAGGAGCTCGCGCCGATCGTGCCCGATCAGGAGCGAGACATTGGCAGCGAGCGAACGGTCAAAGGCGCCGGGCGCGACGCGCTCCACGAACGGCTTTCCGTTGTTGACGCCGCGCACCGTGAGCGGGAGGCTCGGCGCGTTGTAGACGCTGGCATAACCGGCAAGCTTGTTGCCGCTGCGCTCGAAAGTCGCGGTGCGAAGCTCAAGCATTTTCATCTCCCACGTTGTCAGGTCCAGCCGCTGCGCTGGCGCCACCGGGCATCGAGACCGTCGGCGTGTCCAAGCCGGCGATCGGAGATAGCCCGAGGTAATGGCGAGCGTCGTTCGGCGACATGACGCCAGCCAGGACGAGCTTGGAGAACGCCATGCCCGCGTCGCGGAGGTTGCCGCGCACGATTGCCGTCGTGTCGATCCGCACGAACTCGCCAGGGCGGCAGAGCTTCCGCGTGAGCTCCGACTCCCACGCGGAAGCCCACGCCGCGATCGCGCCGTCCGCGTATGCGCGGGCGACTTCGCTTTGGCTGACAAGGGCGCCGCCGCCCTGCTGGAACAGCATCTCCGGCGGAACGCCGAACGCACGGGCGATCTCCTGGACGCTGAAGCGCCGGGATTCAAGCATCGTGCCGCTGGTTTCCTGCGAGATCTTCTCGGCCTTCATTCCCTCGCGCAGAATCAGCGGGCGGCTGGCGCCGTCGGCAGTCGCGTGCATGGTGTTCCATGCGTCGCGGATTGCCTGAACGGTCTGGTCGCTCATCGCGCCCGGGTGCGAGATGGCAACCTTGCCCATGCTGCCCGTACGGACCAAAGATGCGTGGGCGCCGTTCTCATCGGCAGCGAGCTGCATCGCGTGGCGGGCCACGTCGAGCGGCGAGCGGTACCAGCACGGGTTCAGGTGATCCGGATATGCACCGATATGCAGCACCTGGTCGGCATTCATCACCAGGCTTCCGATGCGGTACTGGACGCCTTCCTCGGTGATCTCGCCGCTCATCGCGTCGGCGGGCACCGGCTGGAGCTCGGCGATCTCGCCGTCGCTTCCGCGTCGGATCAGCGCGATACCGTTGCCGTGCGTCAGCGCGACGGAGGTCGTGTAGCGGCGGAATTCGTAGCCGGACTGCCAGCGGCTCGCGTCGCGGTTGAGCAGCATCTCGACCGGATGGCCTTCGATCTCCTGGCCTTCGCTGTCGTAGACCGACACGGGAAGGCGAGCGATATCTGCCGAGATCAGGTTGGTTGCACGAACGACGGCGGGGATCGCGTCAGCCGGTGACGCGACAATCGGCTCGGGTCGCGTGTAGATCGCGACGCCGGACTTAAAGCCGAAGAATCGTGCAAAGATGCCCACGGAGCAGATGGAACAACTCTGCCCCGAAACGTCAACCCGGATTTCTTGAAACCGTGTCTATCCAATCGGACACGATGAAGTCGAGAGACCAGTCGCCTCGCGCACCTGGTGGTGCTCCATCAGCAGCGCCGCCATGTTGCCAGCGACGACCGCATCGGTGTTGCCGTTGCTTCGGCCCTTGACCGGGCGCGTGTTGCCGACGTTGTCGCGGATTAAGCGCACGGCGTTGAGCGCCGAGCGGAGCACGGGGTCCGGCTCGTAGATGAGTTGCTTCGATTTGAGCAGGTCGCCCCACAACTTCCACGCGGGCGCCATCGTGCGGATCGATTGGTCAACCGGAATGATTGGCCAGCCGCGATCTGCCCACCGTTTGATGTCGCGTGCCTGGGCTGGGTGCGGGTCGACGCCGATCTTTCGCACGTCGTAGCGGGCCATGAGCGCCTCGATTTCGGCTTCTACCACGGCCATGTCGTGCCATTCGCCAGGCATCCGACGCAGGAAACCCTGCTCCACCCACGCGCCCAGCGGGTTCTTGCAGCGCCGCTCGTCGAGCTGAATGTCGGTCCCGGCCCACCAGGAGATATTTCGGGCGCGGATCACGTTGCCGTCGACGACCATCAGGCAGA